TATCACAACCATGCCCGGTTGTAATTGTATCAACACTGTCTTTTCTAGCTACGGCTGGCATGGTATCAAGCTAGCGCAATGCCAGTTGTTGATTCTAGAAACTGTTTAGCAAATGCTTCGTCCGTTGCTTCTGCTACTGTTACTGTAGACTTTTGTAGTCTAACATCGGTATTAGGACTAACTGTAAACAGGTAAGGCATTAGTCAAGGACCTTTTGGACCCATACCAATAACCTGTGTTCTTCATAGCTTATAATAGCTATCTGTTTCTTCTACTAGTTTAGCAACTAGTTCTTCTCCACTTGTGAGTTTAAGTGTAATAACTTCGCCTACGCTTACGCCTTTGTTAATTAACATTTTATACCTTTTCTAAATGTGCTTTAAGTTCTGTAAATCCACCAATCAGTTCTTCGCCGATAAAAATCTGCGGAACTGTTCGTGCTGTTGGAACAGCTTCCAATAGTTCTTCTTTTGTGTATCCGTCTCCGATTTTCTTTTCTTCAAACTCGATACCTCGTTGTTTTAATAATGCCTTTGCTTGATCGCAATAAGGACAGTGGTACTTGGACCAAATAGTTGCTTTCATTGTTACACCTTATCTTCTATAATTTCTAATTTAAGAGCACAGGTAATTCTTAATAAATTATCTTGTGCTGGGCAGTCTCCGTAGTGTCTCCACGAACTAGGGAAAACTGCAATGCGTCCTGGAACAAATTTAATTTCTAAATCTTTATCATCGGGGGTTTTTAGTATTGTTGACCCTCTCGGATCGTCCCACGTTGGGTTTACATAATATAACAGCGTTAAAAACTTTTCAGGAGGAGAAGTGTTAGGCTCACCTGTTGGGGTATAATCCATATCAGTGTGCCATCCGCCTTGTTGATTAGAGGTCTGTCCATTTAATGCAGCAGAGTTAGTAACAAAATTGATGCTACTTACTGTCTTAAATTTCTTTTCTAAATACTCTACAAAAAAGTGTCCAGCTCCCGGCCGTTCATAAAGTTTTTGACCCCAAAATCTATTATCTTCTAATGTAGCTTGCCGGCCAAAGAACCAGCTATTAGAATCCATAGTCCATTTATAGTACAGTTGCATCATTTCTTTATCAACTATATTATCATGTATTTGGAATAATTCTGTCATAATTGTTATTATAATACAGGAAGCTCGTCGTAGTCAATAGCGTCGGACATCACACCGATAACATAATTAGTTGATTCGTTTTCCTGCAATGCTGTTTGTTTCTTACTAGTATCGCTATGTTTGTTGAACCAAGGAATAGGTGTCGACTTTGGTGCCGGACTTAGATACTTAATACCAATATCCTTTAGTGCTCCAACTGCTGTGTAGTCTACAAAGTCTTTTAGAATATTAGCATTCAATCCAATAACTGGACCCATTTTAAACAAATAATCAGCCCATTCTCTTTCTTCACGAATAACATCCATGTACATCTTATATACTTCTTGTTCACATTCTTGTTTGGCTTTGACAAATCTAGGATCTTCCTTGACCACTTGATTAATCAAGTAAGCAGTCCAACCTTTGTGTAACAGTTCGTCTTGTAGGATCAAACTAATAATATTGCCGTTACCGATAAAGATTTTGTTCTCAACCATTGCAAGACTTGTAGCAAACGATACCATAAATCGGAATGCCTCTAATGCATAACTTGCGTTCAATGCCATCCAAATAGCTTTGATATGCTCGTGCTCGTCAACTGTTTCACCTACTTCTTTACGACAGTTGATTTTATGCAACGCATCGTAGTATAGGCCCACGCTTGATGCCATGTCTACAATCTCTTTGGTGTCGTGGATGGTGTTAAACACATCCTTGGGTACGTTGTAAATGTTACGAATGATATGACTGTAGCTCTTGCTGTGAATGTTTGTTTCAAAGAATCCCCAGTTGTACATGAGAGCTTCAACTTCAGGCAACGAACATACTGGTGTAAATACCTGTGTTGGTCCACGACCTTGTAAACTATCAAGTGCTGTTTGACGTAGTAAGTTACTAGTAAAAATATGTTTGACAGCGTCACTTGCATCTTTAAAGTCATTGCTGTCTTTAGTAAGACTTACTTCTTCAGGTTGCCAGAAGAAGCCTCGGGCTGTGGCATCGAAGTCTGCAATCTTCTTGTACTTAACTTCTTCAAATCTTTGAATAGTAACTGGTCCAGATGGGTCCAGAAACATTTTACGACTTAGATAGTCTGTCTTTGTGTGTAAGTTGTATTGTTGTTTGCTCATTATCCATTCCTTAAAATATCTATCATACGTCTAGCTAAGTCTATAAACCATTGTTCATCATGCCCGCGAGTTGTTTCTGCGGCTACACCGATACGTACTCCTGATGTTTCTGCAAAGCTACGTTGCTCACCAGGAACGCCATTTTTATTTACCGTGATGCCATGCTGTTCTAACTTATCTGCGTACTCACGCCCACTCATTGCTTGATTACGTAAATCTACAGTAAACATATGACATTCAGTACTACCGCTAACAATATCAACTCCTGCCATTACAAAAGTATTTGCCATAGCTTTAGCATTTGCTTTGATTTGGCGAGCGTAGTCTTTGAACTCAGGCTGTAGTGCTTCATAGAAACATTGTGCCTTGCCAGCAATAATGTGCATTAGTGGACCACCTTGTGTTCCTGGAAACACAGCACCGTTGATGCGTTTGGTAAAATCTGGATCGTTCCAAAGTATCATACCTCCACGTGGTCCACGTAGGCCTTTGTGTGTTGTAGTAGTAACAACATCAGCATAGGGGAATGGGCTAGGATACTCTCCGCCTACAATCAATCCTGAATAGTGACTAACGTCTGCTACCAGTATGGCGCCAACACTGGCAGCAATTTCTTCAAATCGAGCCCAATCAATCACTTGACTATAAGCACTGGCGCCAGCAATAACCATCTTGGGATTGGTATCCCATACCAGCTGTGCCACCTCATCATAATCAATTAATCCTTGCTCGTTAACACCATATGTATGCGAGATAAACCACGAGCCGCTAGCATTGACTTTAGCACCGTGGCTTAAATGTCCTCCACTTGCTAGGTCCATTCCTACTACTGTGTCTGTAGGGTTTAGGAATGCTTTGAATACTGCTAGGTTAGCATTGGCACCCGAGTGGGGTTGTACATTGGCAAACTTACAATCAAATAACTTAGTAGCATATTCGATGGCGGCATTTTCAATCTCGTCTACGTTGGCACAACCGTTATAGTAACGCTTGCCCGGCAGGCCTTCGGCATACTTGTTGGTTAGGATACTACCACAAAGATCCATCACTGCTTGGCTGGTGTAGTTTTCGCTGGCAATTAATTCAATAGTGTTACGCTGTCTAATGGTTTCACTTAATACCGCTTTCTCAATTCTTGGGTCAATCATTATTATCCTTTATAATATTGCACTATACCTAAAAACCATACTGTGGCTAACATGGCAAAGTTTGCGGCACTGGGCCAATCTCTACTGCGTACGGCAGTTGCTAACCAAGCGGCATTGCCTACAAACAATAATTCAATGCCTAGAATAGCATCTAGCCGAAAACTAACTACTACAGCACCTGCGAACATGATACCAAAACATAGCCATTTGATTATATTCATATCATGCCATTGTAATGGCAATAAAAGCCAGCATAAAACTTAATACTGCTCCCACAATAGGAATCACAATGTGTATGTGTTTGACCACATCTTCTACTGGATCTGATTCAGATTCTTTATTCTCGTGGTTCATCTTTTTCGTTCCTATACATATCCCACAGTACTGCTCCTACTACGGCTACCATTAATACTATGGCAACAATTTCATTCATTGTCATGTTCATGCTCCGTAGTATCTATTTTTAGGTAAGTCTTGTGCTAACGCATCCTCATACGTTAATGAAGGATCGTTCCAGATATTACGGTTGTTCCATTCACGAATCTTATCAAGTCGTTCTTGGTCAGTTAATTCATAACATCTAGGATTACGATCAGGTTGGCGCAGAGTTTCTACACCTCTAGAAAAAAACTTTAGCATTTAATACTTTCCGCTAGCTAATACAATTTTACAAATGTGCTCTAATCGTTCAATGTGTTCATAGGCACGCCAGGGGCTTGTGTCAATAGCAACAACACCGTGCCCTTTGATTCCAACTATGTCATAGGCAATATTGCCCTCGTTGTCTAATTGTAACATCTTATGACACTGATCCGCAAGCTCTTGGCTGATCGGAGGCACATCGCCTACATTTGGTGCTACTTTGGTATAGCGATTGAGTTCTGGAAATGCATTACTAATAGTACTCAAATCAATTCCGGCATGCATAGCGGCAATACAATAGGTAGGATGAACGTGTACTACTACACGAACCTCACCTGTATGTTGTCCCATTTCTCGTTGTAAACCAAAATGTAATGGCAGTTCCCCACTGGGCTTTAGGTTAGCACTAATGTCAGTATACTCTAATTCTTTAGTTGCATAATATCTAGTTGGTGGTTGACCCCAGTATCCTGTCTCAATGCCAATCTTCTTAAATTGATCTGGTTGTAGCGTCTGCTTACGTACACCACTAGGTGTAATGTAAAAATGATCACGATCGTGATGACGAATACTTACATTGCCATCACGACTGGTAATCCAGTTACGCTTGTAAGCGTCTACCATTATGTCACATATAGTTTCTAACATTACAGTTTACAAGACTCGCAGTCTTCCTCGTCTTCAAAGTTAATAGGTTCTAACATAGTTGGTGCATCTTCAGCAGTCATCTTACTACCTTGCTTGTTAATCAAACTATAGTAAAATGTTTTCAATCCCCAATAGTGTGCTTGCATCAAATTCTTAGCAATCAATGTAGTTGGTACTTTACGATCTGCCCAGTGTGCTGGATTGTAGAATGTGTTTGTTGAAATGCTTTGATCGATGTAGGCGGCAATAACAGCTGCCGTTTTAATGTAGCCATCACAGTCTTTCTGTTCCCACATGAGTTGATACTTGTTCTTCAACTTAGCATACTCAGGAACAACCTGTACAAATGATCCTGCTTTAGATTCTTTAACTGAAATCAAGCTCATAGGCATTTCAATACCATTGGTTGAGTTAATAACAACACTTGAGCTTTCTACAGGAGCCACTGCCATCTGTGTAGCATTACGAACACCGTGTTCTTTCATTTGTACACGAAGTGTTTCCCAATCAAGTTCCGGAGCAAAGTCTGCTAAATCGTTAACACCATTAGCACGTAGTTCCCAAGGAAAAACTCCTTGTCCATAACGTGTCTTATCACTACCTTCACACTTGCCGCGTTCTTTAGCTAGCTCAACACTAGCTTCTGTTAGATAGTAACTTTGATGTTCCATCCATGATTTAACTTCAGATAACGAATCTTTCTCACCATACTTAAGACTGCGTTTAGCATGCCAGTATGCTAGGTTAGTAATGCCAATGCCTAATGGACGAATTTCGTCATTGCTCAACTTAGACTGGATAGAAAGAAAATCTTGGTAATCGAGTATATTGTTAAGACTACGGTGAAGGATACGGCAAGCCCTACGCATATCTTCTGGGTTGCGGAAAGCTCCCCAGTTGATTGAGCCCAGTGTACATAAAGCAATACGACCGGTATCATCATCCAGACGCTTAAAAGACTTAGTAGGTAATAGGATTTCACAGCATAAGTTACTCTGGTAAATTGTATGGTACTCTGGGTCAAACGGACCCTGGTTCATTACATTGTCAATGAACACTAGATAGATACGTCCTGTATCAGTACGTTCTTTCAGTATGCCCGACTTGAATACTTCTTCAGCGGACATGGTTTTCTTACGTAAGCCCGGAGTCCTTTCGTACTTTACGTAAAGCTCTTCGAAGCGTTCTGTGTTTTGATAGAACGCTTCATACAAGTCAGGTACTTCATTTGGATCAAAGAATGTTATTTGTTCTTTGTTTTTAAATCGTCTCCAGAAGAAAGCACTAAGCACAACCCCATAATCCATATGACCTTAAGGACAATAAGATCATCAAACTGATGATGCCAAATAGGATAAAAAACAGTAGCACTTGCATTACGAATACCTCCTTGTGAACATGATCGTAAATCACCGAACCATTTTTTCAGGAAAGGTATCATACCTGTGTGCATAATTTCGCCGCCCCTAATGGGACTACCTAATGGACGTAGACGTCCAATCTCTAGACCAATGCCAGCACGTTTGCTGGCATACTTAGCCATCATTTCCCCAGAGGCAAAAATAGAGTCGAGATCGTCATCGCTACGAATAAGAACACAGCTACTAAACTGTTTGGTAGGAGTACCAAGGCCAGCGAGTACAGGAGTAGCAAGAGTGAAAAGACCATCACTGGCGGCCGTATAATACTCTTTGATAAATCGCATACGAGCCGTGTTAGGCTCTTCCTTATGGAAAACAGTTGCGGCTGCAACCATGTAACGAATTTGAGGAGTTTCATAAGTTTCCTTAGTGGCACGATTCTTTACAAGATACTTTTCAATTAACTGTTCAATAGCGGCATACCCATACTGTTCATCTTTTTCGTGATCCAGCATGTCATTCATCTTGTTCCAGTCTTCTTCACTGTACCAATCTAATAGCTCACTAGTATACAGGCCAGTAGCCACATTAGTCTTTACAATGTCGTAAAGGTGGGGAGGCTCGTAGGCGCCATAAACATCCTTACGCAACATACTTAAACGTTGCTTGCCTGCTACATATTGGTAATTTACATGTCCCACATCGGGATTATGTTCTACATCGATTAGATTAACAATAGCACGTAGCGTAATCTCATCTACTTCTCTAGTAGTAATACCGTCGTAGAAATGAGGCTGTGCTTTGATTTCAATCATTGACTGACTAACATCTGCAATCCCTTTACATACTTTTGCAATCTGTGTCTGCCACTTTTCGATCATTAGTGGTTCTTTTTTTCCGTCTCTTTTGATTACAGTTATTGTTGTCATATTCTTAAATTGGTGTCTAGGACGTATTTAGTGGAGTGTCTTCATTGCGTAAATCTTTTGCGATTTCAATGACTTAGGCAGTGTTTTAACATTAATCCAATCATCGTCATATCCATATACTTTATCTTCTACAAGCAACAAATAATACACTGTTTTATTGATTCTGTCAATAGCTACATTTATCGTTGGATGACAATTCTTAAAACGCTCAGTTAATTGGAGAGTATAACACATGCCAAGAATTCGATTAAAGTCGCAATATTCATTTTCAGTTATAAGTTCCCAAGGAGTGGGCCATGTGTTTTCATCATAAGGGTCAGTATATCGTTTGACTCGAGGAAGTCGTTGAAAGAAATTGGTAACGTCGCCTAATGGATCAGCCGCTGTTTCGAGTTGTTGCCTTAGGTTGTACCAGGCAGAAAGATTCTGTTGACTTAACCGATCTTCAACAATCATTAATTTAACTTAATGTTTTGTAAGTATATGTCATAATACTTGGAACAAGTGAAGTGTCCGATACGTTGCTGTTTTTATATTGTATCATTATACAATCAGCAACTGATGTAGTTGATACTGCAAAGTTAATTGCAGTGTCTCCGCCGGTAGCTCCAGTGTACTCATAATCATCTACAAGTTGTGCAGTATTAGTATCCTTGTCATACGATATTAGTATTTTACCTTTTCGCATTTGAACAGATGCCTGGCTTTCAAGAATGTAGTTAATTTCAAAACCTGTGCTGTTATTATGTGGAAGTCTAATTAAATTTAGAAATGTCGACGGTGAGTATATCACTGTTGATTTTCTAGTTTCAAATTCTTGAAAATACACTTTGCCGGCTACTTCTTTTATATAGGCATTACTAAAATTATTAGATGCTAAGTCAGCAACACTATCTAGATCACTTGTTCTATCAAAGTTATCTTGTATAGAACTGTTACCTGTAGATGTAAATGTAATAATATTGTATAAACTTGTTGCATTACCACCTCCATTATTACCTACATTGACAAATGTATTCCCTCTACTCTTATTGCCATATCCAACGGCAACATAGATACCCTGTCTGTATATATTTTCAAAATAACAATTTTCTATAATATTTTTTCTTGGACCAAATTCTTCGCCGTCACTTACTAGATCAGCACCTACACCAAAGTTAAATCCATACTTGCCATCTGTTATTTCACAGTTAATAAATTTATTATTGATTATGTCTTGTTGAGAATACACGCTGTATTCAAAACCTTTTACATACACATTATTAAACAGATTGCGTTGGCACGTTACTAATTCGCTAAATGCATACATGACTATACCGTTGTTAATATAGGTAAGAGGATTACTAATAAACTCTCCGTTGATTGCAATATCATCAAACACACTATCTCGCACAGCATTTAATTGCAACCCAACTGCGGTTATTGAAGTTGTGTTCAGGGTAAATCCTTTCAAATAACAAAATTTAGGCTGTTGATTATATCTAGTAATATCGCTGACGCCGGGTCCCCATGTTCCGTTATAATTTCCAGCTGTAGATGTATCGTTAACAAATGCAAAGGCTGCACCTGTTCCAGCAAAATTAAACACAGTATGATCCTTACCAGCGCCTTCAATTCTTACATAACTAGGAATATAGATTGTACTTTCAAATCTATATTTTCCAGGCAAGAAAGTTAACACTACTCTTGCTTTAGAACCATCACCAACTGTATCTAAGAATAAATTTGTTATGGCACGTTGTATTTCAACTGACTGATCTGTTACATTATCATCTTCGTCTAATGGAAGAATTCCATAGCTTGCACTACTAACACGGTCATCTAATCTGTCTTGTAGTGTACGTACAATAGGAAAGTTAACATTGTCACCTGTTTGAATTAACGGAGCTTCATCTTTATAAATGTAAGTGCTAAAGTCTAATAGATTATCAGCTTCTGTTAAAATCTTAGTATTGCCCACAGCAGGCGCACCTTCGCCTACAGCGCCATTTCCTATATACAATTTTTGTGTGTCAATTGCCCAAGCTAGTTCGCCGCTTGCAAGCTGTGGTAACCCAGAACCTGAGTTCTCTTTACCTCTACGTAGTTGAATTCTGCTTATTTGTACGACAGCCATTGAAATATCCTCGTTATACGATATTTAGCTGTTCAAACGGTAGTACTGCTCCACTCGCTTGCACCATTCTTCTGTCCAGTAGTCAAAGTCCTTGGGTTCTAGGATAAACTCCTGATATTCATAGTCTTTGCTACACATTAGGATAACACCCTTACGGATATTAGTTCCATGTACTTCGTTATGTGCTAAAGCATAGGCTGTTAGCTGTAGGAAGTAATCACTAATGTACTCTAGTTTCTTGGGCTTGTTAGTCTGCTTAAAGTCTAGGATGCTTTCGTCACCGTTGTGTACACCTACACAGTCAGTAGTACCCGCATATAGTTCGGGGAAGTACAAGGGTACTTCTGATCCCCACACTTCAGTTACATTACACATGCCCTTTTCAATCACAATCTTTGCCATCTTCTGGCTTTGTTGTGCAAATGGATTAGTAATTGCTTCGTTCATGGGCTCACCTTTGACATAGTCCTCTAGGAACTTGTGCATACGTGTGCCTCGATTGGCTGCTTCCGTAGTAATCTCTTGTGCCTTCTTTTCACCTACTGCTTTGCGCCAGTTGGCTAATGCTATGCGGCTTTCTTCTGGTTTAGTTTTATCCAGTACTGTCGTGACACTAGGGACTTTATGCCCTTGTGGTGTAGCGTATAAACGCTTACCGGAGCTGTCGTCCCTAGAGAGTTTTTCGTATTTAAATTTGTTTATTAGTAGGGTCATGATACATTATATAGTATCTAGACCCATATGTCAACCAGGTTGTTTGAGCGATTTAGCCGCTGCTCTACTTGCTGAAGTGTCCAAACTTGTAGTACTCTTATCTGAACGGGTAGCTTCTGGTTTTTCTTTAGTTTTAAGAGTTAATCCTCGGCCGTCGAACTGATCAACCATGTTTTTTAATTGCGGTAAACTATCAAATTGTTTTTTAAATGTTTCATAGTCCATTTGACTTCCTGAAACATTGCGTAGCATATTAGAGACAGCGTCCCAGCTGTATTGACCTGAGACGCCTTTTGAATCTGCTCTAGACTTTAGAGCATTAAGGACGCGGATAAGTGTACCCGCATCTTCATTTATTTTTTTTTTGAACTAAGAATTGTAGCTAGTTTGCGGCTATACTGTACAGTTTCGCGCATTTCACGGCCTGCTGCCTCTTCGCCACCTGCTGCTGGAGCTGCGGCTGCAAACTCATCGCCAGTTGGCATTTGTTCTGCACCCATTTCTAATCCTGGCTCGCTGCCTGGCATGCCTGTTGGACCTTCTTCGCCTGTTAGAATAGCAACTGCCTGGGCTAGGGTTGTACGTGTTGATTCTAAACATGTATATAATTCTTCTAATGCCGGTTTAACTTGGCCAGAGAATTGAGTACTGATATTGCTGCCTAATTCATCTCTTATAGAGTCTACTAATTCTAACATGGTTTCTGATTTTAATGATGCAGTGTCCTCTAGCCAACCAGTGACTTTATCTACCATATCACGTGCGCTCATGATTAACGCAGCTTTTTCTTCTTCGCCTTCTGTTAGTGTTCTTTCACTTAATACACCACGTAATACTTGCATTGCTTCTTCAATGCTTTCTTTCTTAGCCATTTTAGTGGCTGTGGCATGCATTACTTCGTCGCCTTTGTCGCCGTAACGTTTTTTAAATTCGCCTGACTTCTTCTTCATGCCTTTAACAAACTTTTCTTTCTTTGACTCTTCGCCTGGACTTAGAGTACGCTCTGAAATAGCTTGTGTTATTACATCTAGTAATGCACGGTCACGTTGATAGCTGTTGCTTTCGTAAACTGCATCATAGTTTCTGCTGGTTTCAAATTCAGCTAATTCAGTTGTAATTTTATCACGAGCTGCTTGTAGTTGTTCCATAGTGAAACTATCTACATTTAATTTGTAGCCAAATTTCTTAGCAAGACTCTCGTTAAGTGCTTTGCTACTCTTTGGATGTGAAAGTTCGTTAATCTGCATGTTCTGTATCCCTAAAGACTGTTATTGTTATTTATCAAAAGTTTGCTTTAAACATTAAAGAAATTTGTTCCTTGTAACGTTTAGCTCTGTGCTCTGCTTGTTCCCAACGCCACATAAAAATGTCACGTTTGTCAAGATCTTTTGCGTGTTCATATCTATATTTAAAAAAACTAGCATCATTACTGTTGTTCCAGTATTGTGTATCTAGAGATTTTATTTCATTGTATCTATTAAAGTTAGTTTGATCATAGAATTTAGCTGCTAATGTAGCTGTTGTTTTAATTCTAAACTGATCAATAACATCACCATCTTGTAATCTAACAGTCCACATTCCTTGGGTGTTTTGTTTGATTCTGTATCGTTTATAAACAATACTTTTATCAGGTAAAACAGCCAATGGTATTTTCTTTTTAAACTCTTCTTCTAAAAAAGTTTCTAGTTGTTTAGCTTGTCGTTTAAAGTTCATTAGCAATTACTCGAGGATTAATGTCTCCTATCTTAATTACCAAACTTTTACGTATAAGACCTTCAATTGTGAATTGATCACGCTCACTAAAACTATGTAGTGGACGAGCATGTGTTAGTTGTTCTAACATCTGCTTTTCAGTGTTTGAAGTATAGATTTCAAACTCTTTGACTAATTCATTTATTTTCATCTTCTGCTCAACATTCTTCTTAGAAGGCTAATAATTTCATTGTGTTCGCCGTGATCAGAGTTAGCTCTTCCTCCGTGTATAGGACTAGTGCTGTCATTTGGGGGAGGATCTAACTCGTTAAGCACTGAATTTTCTGTGCTAACGACTGCTGTACCAGCTTTGAGTTCATCCGTATCTGGAGTGTCCATTGACATTTTGCCGTCTGCCGTTGGTTTCAATGCAGTACTATCAACTTCCATTGACGATCCGTCAGCTTTAGTTAACGTTGCTTTTTTAGTAGCAGGATCAACTTTGGTAATCTTGCCTACTTCAGCACCCATAGCTTCATCAGTGGATCTATTGTCAGCATCTGCTTTGGCTCTGGCTTGTTCTCTACTAGGACTGTACCCTCGAGCCCTTGCTTCTTGTTCTTGATTAGGATAGACAGTTACTTTAAACATTTTACCATCTTTGACAATGTACCATTCTGATGGATCTAGATCGTGTCTTTCGTCATTAGCGCCGCCGTCATCTTGATATGCTTGTGATTGACGTTTGCCCATGCCACTTATACTAGACTGGTAATCTCTATCGTATGCTGACGAACTGCCGCGTCTACGATAAAGTGCCTCTTGCTCAATATCCTCACGTTCCATACGATCATTATAATCGTTGGCCATTTGTTCTTTCTTGTCTAGATAGTTTTGATTTCTCTGTTGATCACGCTCAGTAGCATCTGGACCTTCTGCTCTTGCCTTTAGGTCAGCTGCATGTGATTGATCTAACTTACGACGATGTTCTGCGCTGGCTGAATTAGGATTATACCCTTCGGCCATTTCAGGAGCTGTTTTGTGTTTCTGTCCACGAACAGATTGACTAGCTTTCTTAGCATCTTTATGAGCACCAGCAGCGCCGCCACCAATAGCAGCCGAAGCATTCTTAGCTACCGGATTAGTAGCCTTGGGTGGTTCAATGTGAGTCTTAGGCTTTGCGTTATACTTAACAGCTCTTACACCTTTCTTGTGTTCGTGGATAATTTCATTTCTTTTCATTGTATGTTCTCCAGGCTAAGAGCCTTGTCTTCTAAATCGTATATATGCTGACGTAATTGATCTATGTAACCTTGAGCTCTTAGTGCTTTAAATGCTATGTTCTCTACACTAAATTCGCCTTCACGTTCTAGTCCACTCTTACGTAACTTGTTAAGTTCATCTTTAACTGTGTTTGCCATGTTAATATCATCTGAGCGTAATGACATTTTAATTTTGTTAAGATAGTTTCTAACTTTTAGTGCAACATCATTATCGTCAATGTTTACTTTAACAGCTTGTGGAGTACTAATCCAACGGTTGTCTAATACGCTGTAAATGCCAGCACTATGATGTTTGTCGGTAGTTGGTTGTACATATACTTCTACATCAATACCGTGTATCTTTACATCATGCGTAAAATTATATTGATTCTTCTTAGCATCAAACAAGGGCTTTAAGTGATATTGAGCTGCACTTGGTATTTCAACAACTAAATGCAAGTCAATATCACTGTACTCAGTATAGGTATAAGCGGCATTAGAGCCTGATATAGTTATATCTGTTAATCTTAAATTAGGGATATCTATAAATTTGATAAAATGCTTGGCAATCGTTAATAATTTAAAACGAACTTTTGGATCCATTTCTCTACCGTCCCATAGCTTGGGATTCAATCGGTCGTGAAATCTTACAACCGAACTTACTATATTATCTAACTTGAATTCCCTGAGAAACATATTATATTATTTTAAAATTTGTAACACGGTATCTGCATGAGCAGTTAACCAACTCAATACTACGGCTCCGCCAGCAACAGTGTAAATCCATCGCTGTTTAAAATTTTCTAACTCTGTGATCTTAGTGGCTAACTGACTATGTTGGTCACAGCTTGCTCCATACATATCATCCAATTTGGCCATGACACTGTCACGAGTTTTATCTAGGCAGTCGTGCATGTCTTTAACATCGACCTTGATCTCGTCTAGTTTTTCGTCTAAGTTTACCACCTTGGTTTCTACTATACCAAGTCGTTCTGCTGCTGTTGCCATTAGGCTACTCCTGTATTGTGTTCAGTATTTCTTTTACTGGGTGAACCTTAAAGATGCCTAGTGTGCCTATTGTATTATATTTATTGTTTATAATCGAAAACAATATTGCGTCCAAGACTAAAATATGGTTTGTCAAACTTAACAGTTTCAGTTAATTCTTGTATAAAAGGAACAAATTCAAATGTTTCCTTAAGTCGAGCAATTTTATCCCCATTATGTTCAAACACGTCTTCTCGTTCAGCAGTCCATTCAAAATACCAGCAGCGTTCGTTTGGCGCACCAAAAATATCAGCTGAGATAATCTTAGGAGGTTTATCATAAAGGACGTTTGCAGTTAGTCCGATAGTCTGCATTACAGTATCAAAATTTTGTTGCTGTAGTCTTTCTAGATCACTTCTAGATTTGTATTGAAACGTAGCGGTAATATCAACGAGAGTGTATAAACAATAGATCATGACTAGTATTTAACAGCCGTAAAAAAGCCCACTGTAAAAGTGGGCTTAGTCTTCCCATCCCGGAGAATTAAGATGCTACTAAAGAAGTAGCTAGTGCAACTGTAGAATCGTTTGCAGCACCGTTTGTATTAGCAGCGCCGAAAATGTTACGAACACGTTCTTGTAAACTTGTTGCGTCATTTGCGTGACCGTCAACAACTATTGTAACTGTACCAGCTCCACTGTTTGTAGCAAAGTACATTAGTGGGTTGATTTCACGTAGAAGTTGCTCTAATTTGCCTTCAACAACGCCGTCGTCTGCTGTTAGATCGATAGCTGTGCTGCTGTCGTCCTTAACACTGATAAGGTATGCTTTTAATTGTGCTGTGGTAGTTAGTGTACCAACGATTGCGGCTGCTGCGCCGTTAACTCTTGTAAATCCTGCCATAATATTTCTCCTCGATATGACTTGTCCATTCTCTATGGACGACTTGCAACCTAGCAAGCCTTTGTATTATTATTTATATCAGATACAAAAAAACCCCGGATTATGGGGTTTTTTGGCTAGATAATATTACTTCGGAGTCCAGCGTTTACGGGGCACTAGTTTGACATTTCCAAACTGTTTACCTGCTGGTGCATATCGTACACGCCCTTCGCCCTGTGTATCCCAGATTTCGCCCTGTCCTTGCTCTACTTGATCGATTACTTTGTCCTTAAGACTCATAATACGTCCAACTAGTCCAAAGATAGCATCTAGTGCATTAGCATGTTGTTGTGCAAGAGCTTCGATTTTAGTTTGCTTGGGTAGACTAACTTTACTGCTCTTTAACCAAGTGAAGAAGTCTTGAGTGCCTATTTGATCTAAATTCTTAGCCTTGGCGCTTTGATTTACATAGGTATACAAAATGTTTTTAAGATCACCTAAACCACTAGTGCCTTGTAGGAATCCGTCAATGGCTGCTGAGTGTTGACTTAGGTACTGTTCTACTGCATCAATAGCACTAGTATCAAGGGCTACAGGATTGCTGTTATATACCGGCCCTTGCACAATCAATGCAGGGTTAGTATTAAACATACTAAAGTCATCCATGGGCTTCTGTTCACTATCGTCCATGCCAAACTCTGGAAAGTAAGCATGTCCAACAACCATAACTTGCGCACGACTAATCTGCTGCCCCAGTGGGCTAGCAGCCTTAACGTGGTAACATGTTTGACTATTAGGATTAGGGCAAAATGTATATACTCCGTTAGCATCTACTTTAGGTTGCTGTAAGAACAGACCATCTGCATAAACATATCCAACAAACGTTTTTGGTGTAGCTGCATCAAACAAGGAATATAATCCAGCAAATTGCTTGCCAAATGCTTGTCGCTGTTGTGCTTGCTCAGGAGTCTTTGGATTGCCACTTTTATTAACAATAAAGTCGTAGACATCTTTAGGATTATCACTAGCCGCACCACGACTCCAACCATTATGTCCTGCTAAGATTAGTGGACCACCTTTCTCTGCACGGCCCCAATAGATTTGAGGATTCCCATCCCACTTCATGCGAATAGTTTTACTACCTTCAGCAGTGGCTATTTCTTTTAAGTGTTCCAATGCTTCCATTGTGCCTTTACTGCCGTGGAAGAATACTAGATCTTCTAAGTGATTAAAAGCTCGACCTAGTTTTTTTGTAGCAGCTTCTTCTGCTTCTTTTAAGAATTCATTTGCTCTCATTCACAATTCCATCGACGCAGAGCAAGTGCTTTTGGAGTAGGTTTGCCATTAGGTTTTTTCATAGGACCTTTGTTACCACTCATACGGGCACAGAAACTCTTACGGCGTTTAGCATCTTTGCTGCCTGCTTTGAGTTTACTCGGTTTGGTAGTAACCGCAGTCTTTAATTTGCTGCCTGGATTCTCACGACGATATGCATTGACAGCTTTTTGACTTAGTCCGTCTGTCTTGTCTTGCTTATTGACTTTGTTCCAGTCTTCGGAAATGATTTCGTTTATTTTCATGTTAGTCTATTCATAAAATTACGGAACCATTCGTTAGTTCCTACTGGGTGTTTTGGTGTTTTTTCTGCCCAGTTCTTATCTTGTTTGACATGTGCTAACAATGCCTGCGCTTGATCGTCAGGTAAGCTAGACATGATAGCTTCAACACTGTCTATATTATCACCAGTGGCATTAGGACCTAATAGTACCTTAGCAATGTCATCCCAGTCATCTGCAACTAGCTCTCCTTTTTTATTATCAGGAGTACGTGCAAACAAACCTTGCCATGCAGAATACATGTAGCCTTTGCTTTTTGCTAATTGTGCTAACATTAGTTGCTTGCCAACACCTTTATATGTAGAACCTTTAGGAATCTTATGTTGATGGTAACGACTAACTTTAGCCACGTTAGGAATTGTTTCCAAATCTACTTGATAAAACTCATCACCTACTGGCAAACGTACAAACACATTTACGCCTGCTTGACGTACTTGGAATCCACGATCCTGTACAAAAGCAGCTAAGGCCTTACGTGCAGCTTTATCATCATCTGTTTTAAATTTAACTTTTACTTCATCTAGGTCAACTTGCAAATCCATGTCGCCGCTCATTTCGCCAGGTGTAGGAGTATGTGCGCTGCCAATAGCCACGCTATTCAAACCTAATGGGCTTAGAATAGCATCCATTTTATCTTTCATTTCCGGAGCTAATTTTTGATCGAACTCTTTAGTGTCCGGAAATATTACATTCTTACTCATTGCCTTTGCTTTCCTGTATTTTCTTCATGCCACGCTTAAATTTAGCTGGTTCGCTAGTACGGATAGCATTAACGAAACGGCGCTCTAATTCAGCAGCCGTTTCTACATCGTATTGCTCACGGATTAGAGTTAATAGGTTAATTGCACTTTCGATTAGGTTTGCACCGCGACTTTCGATCACTTGATCCTTGTCACGGCTAATACCTAAGTCGCTTAATTCTTGTAATATTGATCTGGTACTTTTACGCATAAAACCCTTAAATCCTTTTGTATATTTAACCTTTTTACAAAGTAAAATAAAAATGTTGCAGTGCCAGGTAAACTAGACTAAATATATTAGTAGAAACCATGAGTCTCTATTCACACTACACAGAGGTATTATAACATGAAATTCTTATCAGAGCAAATGATTAGGATAATGGAACGTCTATCCGAAATGTTCCCAGGATCCAATTACCAAAGCCGTTTAGATGCATATCTAAGCACCAAAGGCATTACCGATGCCGCACAGTTGGAAAACTACGTCAGACAATTCAACTCCCAAAAGGAAAGTTATCTATGAAAAACATCATCAACACTATATTCGAAAGTCTAGTTGCATGGGGCGAAGCTATTGCGGAATACCGTAAGAGTAAAGCATCTCATCACTACTATTAAGATTACTAAATATTGGCATGAAATTAGTGTATATACACGGTGCCAATGCCACCAGCGAGAGCTTTAACTATATCAAAAGTAAACTAGGCGACGGGCTAGACATCAACTACGATAGCCGCAATGTTTGTTGCACATAGCCTGGGCGGCATCTATAGCCTGCATCTAGCTAACTCAATGCCCAACGCCGTTAAGGGTGCTGTAACATTGAGTACACCCTATGGTGGTGCTGAAGTAGCGGACTATGCCCAATACTTCTTACCATTCAGCAGACTGATGCGTGACATTGGTCCTAGTTCGTGGGTCATGAAGCAGGCAAGCCGTATTAAGATACAGCATCCTTGGACTAACATTGTTACTGTAAAGGGTCAAAGTCCGTTTATGCATGAGCCTAATGACGGTGTAGTAACCATTGCTAGTCAGAAGCATCATGAGGACATGGAACTAGTAGAAGTAGATTATAACCACTATGAGGTTGTGCTTAGTGACGTAGTGGTTAAACTTATTAAAGAACGAGTAAACAAGTTCAGAAAATAAGTTGCTTTTTTATCACAAAGCATATATAATAGTACATAGAGAAAAAGAAGTATCTATGTTAACAGACATTACACACAGGAGATTATTATGTCAGAAATTTTTACAGCACCAAAGCTACCAGAAGTTAAATTCAACAAAAACGGATCGTTACTAAAGTAGACATGCCAACTTTCCCAGGATTGGAAAAAGTATTAGAGACAGCTGAAAAGATGTACGCATTTGTCAACGCTGGCGCAACTGCTAAGAAGTAATAGTATATTACATCAAACAAAAAGGACCTTCGGGTCCTTTTTCTATTACTTTATTCCTATCCAGGTTAGTCGTGTATATTTTTCTTCTGGATCTTCAAGCCGCATTCTGCTAAAATGCAGGGTTTCACTTAATGGATACAGTGTTTTAAAGTCTGGCATATCTCTTGTTTGAAGTGCCACAGGGGTGCCTTTAGGTATACGATCAAACCAATCACTGCCCTTGATGTTGTTGCAACTGGTATTGATTATCAGGCTTGGATTTTTATAGTTCAACTTATTAGCATCGCCAGTTAGCTGCTTTACCAAATGTGCTATATTAAAATGCTCTGCTACTCGATCTGCATCATCAACAACTTCGGGATCTATGTCCACGTTTAATAGTTGATTAAACTTGATCCCTTGATTAACCAACACTGGCCCTATATTACCATACCAACTGCCTAAGTTGTAGATCTTATCATGACGATCATATTTGAGTCGTTTAAGTTGTCTTGCAAGATGCAGCTTACTTATAAGCAGGTCATCTGAACAACTACCTCTCAAGGTTAACGGACTTGACTCTAGTATCATAGGTGTTAATCAGCAGATTTGTTCTTGTCTTTTTCAGTGATTGGGCCACCAGTGACCCAGGCCTTGCATGAACGTGTGCCAGCACACTTAAAGTGTAGGAAGTTGCAATATCCTAAATCTGATAAGTTAATAGTTGCATTGGCATCTATTGCTGTTTCATCGCCCTGTATGCCTGTGCTTATACACTTTCTCATACTGTCGCTGACATCAAATGCCGCACAGTTTCCACATAACATTGTTTTAGCAGTGGCTGAGGTCACATTGAATATCTTTGCGCTTTTGTTCCAATAGTCTCCAGCTTGTTCTGGATTGGCAGGTCCGTAGTGATATTCGTCAATGGCCTTTTGACGATTCTTTAAGTTGACATCAATGTCATGTGTGGCAATAGGACAGCCCTTGTTGGCTGCTTCTACTATGTTGATATATTTTCTATAGGTCATCTCTGTTCAATCCAAGTCATTGTAGCCACAGCATTCTTGTTGGCATTTTTGGCAGCGATAGCCAGGGTCAAGTTATCGCTGACTGTGCCCAAACCACTTCGGCCAAGTTGATAAACTGTGTCAGTGTCCACTCTAATCTGCCCGGCACCAGCGCCCGAGGTAATCATACCTGCTGACAGTTCAACACCGTCTGTGATAGCACCTGTTGAAGTATAGTTGTACTGTGTGAAAGCATTAGGATCTGGATGGTTCACCCACGTGCCATTCACAGTA